CCTTGCGATCGTCTTGTTGCAAGATCCAAAATTCATTGTCAATGACTGGTTTCGCTACTAACATTTTCAAGTACTCCTTTGTAAGTTTCATTCATCCAACGGCCGAATTGATCGGCTGCATCACTGCATTTGTTCAATTCATATCGGCCACAAAATTGCATAAATCTCACACCAACTTGACCTACGTCTCGATGTGATATTTGTTCTGCAATTGCTGAGTCAACTTGTTGTTTGATTTCATCTGGTTGTGCAGTTAAATCTATTAGAGTACGATTGCGTTCGTAGTCATCTAACACACGATGTTCGATGCCATCGTGGTCCAACCAACGTTGCAGCATCATGTTGTTCCAGTGATATCCTTGGCGGTCTCTGTCCCCAAAGGCCTCGCGGAGACCAACTTTATTCTTTGTGCCCTTTTCACGAACTCCAGGATACGCACTGAATACGTTGTCTGAGCTATCTCCACGCATACACTTCTCGAATAACAACCAGGCCGGATCCGGACAGGCTTTTGCTTGTTTAGTTTTCTTATCAATGACAGGTCGACCTTTGGCATCAAAGATTCCTTCTAGGGTGATCAATTCGTCTGTTATTCCGTTGTACTGTGTCACATTGGTGGCTAGTAACTGGACAAAATCTGTGTCACTTGAAATAATAATATGTTCGTCCTGTGGGTGTAGTGCGATCCAACGAGCAATGATATCATCAGCTTCTGCAGTGGCATGGCGGATAACGCTACAGTTGGTTCGAGTAGACAAATATTTAGTCAGCTCATCATAGCCCTCCCAGAACATTCGATCTTCTTCCTGTTCTGCTTCGGTCAATGCAGCTCTGGCCACTGCACGATTGGCTTTGTAGGGCTTGTATACATCTTTGCGCCAGCTACGACCCTCTAGTGCAAACACCACATGATCAGCTTCGAATCTACGGGCAACTTTGTTGGCAGCCATCAGCGTTATATGTAAAGCAAAACCAAGTTTTTCCCAAGGGTCACTGGCACGAAAAGCACCGTGTCTTGCACGAAAAAACATATTGGCTGTATCTATTAGAATGTATTTCATAGTGCAATTATAACAGAAAAAATATTAAAAGTCAAGAGAATATTGTTTGTAATTTTGGTAATAATATTTGTTTTGTCCAATTCAAATGCCCGTCTGGTGATGGATGTAAATCGTCATCTCTTAATAGATCATTTTTAAGTGCATATGTATATGGATCAGTTATGTCGAGTATCATACTGTCGAGTTTTTTTTGCAATAATACTGGCAAATATTTTTTTATGTCAAACTCCAATGTTCTATTAGGCAATGAAGGGTCAAGCCATTTTAAAAATATAAATTTATATCCGGCTGCGGTTAAAAAACTCCACATACCACGAATATAAAGATAATTTTCAATTGCGCGAGATTCGTGTGTTTTAGTTAATGCTAATTGTTTGAGTCCATTATATGTGTTACCTTTGACTGCAGGCGATGACCCGCCGGTTATACCAGTTAACACAGTATTACTGTATTTAAATTTTACTGGATAATCGTCGGATATATTTGAAATTGGACAAATGTAATCATCTCTGTCATGGCCGCTCCACATAACAATAACCAAACTTTTATCAACCTCTGGAGTCTCCATTTCAATTGCCCATTGTAATGAACTAGCTATATGATAATTTCCAGCACCGGGCAAACTTGTGTCTAAGACTTGATCAAATCCGCCCATATCTCTAAGATAATATGGCCATGTAACTGCAGACGATTCGTGATTGTTATACACATAACTGCACCCGCTTACAATTAAATTTGTAAAACCAAAATTGTGAATTGTATCAAACTGCTTTTTAATATTGGGTCTAGTTTTAAATATCATATGCTATATGTAGTTATTGTCAATGATGTATTTTAATATAAAACGGTGAAAAAAGCTATGGGCTTCTCGTCCAAAATGCCATGAATTGTCAGCAACAGTTTCGAATCCTTGTTCCCGACAAATAGCATCAAACGTCATTGTAGGGTCGTAGGGTGCAATATAGGATTTTTTCCATGCTTGTTGTTTTTTTATTTTAGAAAAATCATTATTACCATTGAAAAAGATATGTTTAATTTTTTTCTTTTCTAACTCATTATGAAATTTCCATATTTCTTCATGGGCCTGTTCTGTACTTTTTTGCCAATCAATATTTGCTATGTATTCTCGATATTGTTGTTGATGGCTCGTCGGAACTTGATCAACACCAGAAGCATTAATTTGATAGTATGTGCCGTCAATTAACCATTCTTCTCTTTCCCAAGTTGACCATTGTATAATGACCAATACATCGTTGTTACTCGAACGATTGGCAAGCCAATCACGGGTAGTTCTTATTATTCTAGCATTACTACTTGCACTTTCAGCCGCACAATGGAATCCGGCACGCAATGATAAACTTAATAACTTGCCCCAACTGACTGCTAAATTATCAGGATGTGCAACACGCCCTATATAAAAGTACTGACTATCATCTTCAGCAAACGCATAAGGATTTACTGCCTCTGCGGCTGCAGTATGACTATCACCGTTAACGTACAGTATCATAATAATTTATTTTTTTTATTGTTTAAAAACTCTGACTTTGTCCAAGTTATATCAAAAGCACAAACAAAGTCGGGCGTATTAGAAAAATCAAGCATGGCATCCCATAATTTATGATTACGTTTACTTGCAGACAATTCTAATATATTACACAGATACTCACTGCCGCCTGGAACAAATAATTTGTCATACTCAGCAGTGACAAACTCAATACCAGGCGGTACCAATGTAGTTTTTTCAAACGATTTGTTTTTTTCTAAGGATTTGTTTTTTTCTAACATTTTTTGTAAACATTCTATACGATCAGAATCAGTGATGTCTGTTTTGTCAATTTGATTATCAATATTCCAGTTTGTATTATTGAAATAATTTGTTACAGTTTTTCTGCAACTAAGATAGGTCTTGGCAAAAAATTCCCATTGAATTTTATCTTTAGTGTCAGATGACACTGAATCAGTATTAATTATTAGTAGTTTAAACAGCCCTGAATTAATGTTTTCTCTATGTTTTTCAATTTGATTTCCATGACATGACCCAGCCCATTGCAATTTAGCATTAATATCAAGTTGAGCTTTGTGATTGTTTACTACTTGTCCAATGTCACTGTCTGCAGAATCTATCGATTTAATAAAATGCATATCACCAAGACTGAGTCCTGTGCTTGAGTCGATATACCATTTAGTATCAATAAAATTAGGTAATTTTCCTAACCAGCCGGATACAAAATCCATCCTGGCGCCACCTATGCCAGCTACTAATACTAATTTTATTTTTACTAACTTATCCAAAATTATTTGCTGCTAGGGCCACCAGTATCGTCGGGTATCTGGCCAAAATAACCGTCTTTTTCTAATTGCTGTTTGGATCCTTCGGCACAAAATACTCGTTGTCTGAGTTCGCTGGAACTAAAACTATGATCACGTCCATTGAAATATAATTCTATACCACGTTTATGACAAATTTCTCGACCAGTGAATTCTTTATTTTCGTATTCAACTCCCAAAATACGCACATCAATGGGTAGCACTAAAAGCAAATCTTCTAGGTCTTTTTCAGTGTTGTACACCCAAACTTCATCCACATACTTGCATCCAATTAACTGCAATTGACGTTCTACAATGCTTTGTACAGGACGATTTTTGTTTGGCCTATCCGTGGTAGGATCGTTTTGCAATGCACATATAAGAAATTCACAATGTTCTTTAGCTTCTCTCAGCATGGCCACATGTCCGGCATGCAACAAATCAAATGTTGATGCTGTAAAACCTACTCGTTTTGAATTAATCATTAACTTACCTCTGATCTTCCATCGCCTATGTCTTTGCTGCGTATAATTCTATTGGGATTCATTGCCTGTTCTTGTTCCCAGGTTTCTAATACCACATTACGGCACACTGCTTGGAACCAACGATCAACTATGTCTGAATCCTTGTCGTCGGGTTTCATCTGATAGCCTGCACGAATTAGATTAGCTACAAATTTATCGTTCCAGTCTAATTCAAACGCTCCCTGATGTAGATTTTCAGGATCTACATCCATACTAAGAACATCAACCCACGGCTCACCTTTTTCTGTGGCTATTTCTTTAGCTGTTTTAGGAGGTGGCGGAGGAGCAGCAGGTTTAGGCTTAGGCTCTACCTTGGGCACTGACCTTGATTTTTTAAATAACTTATCAAACATTCCCATTGGAATTTCCTGTTAATAAGAACACCACGTGTTCTTTTGCATCATGCCAGCGAAACTCAAATACCGGATCGCCAGGCCCGGTGTACATGGCCACACCCATCATGACTCGTTGTAACCACAACCGACGACCAGAACAATCACAACGTTTGGGCCACCATGCAAATCTTTTTACCCATACGGCACGACGATAAAAACTTTCATCACGGTCTCTATCTCTTGCCATTAATCGTTTTGAATAATATCCTGCACTCATCGAACCCTAGTATTGCCGTAGTGAATAACAGTTATGCCATTGCTATCAGTGAGCTTACGCCAAGGATCAACAATGATAGACCCTTTGGGAATTTCACAATAAGGTTGTGTGTCTTCTTGATTGCCAGTATATTCGTAAGTGATCTTGCGATTATGTGCCCATAACACCACCGACGGTGTATGAATTTCAGACATAACATCTGTCTTATCATCTGCCAATGGATCTATGTACCTGCAATTGAATCCTAATTGTTTTACATAGTGTCCTACCAAGGTAGAATACGACCCAATGCAGTATTCAACATCTGGTTTGTATGCCTTGCCGTGGATAACAATGCTCATGGCACGAGTCTTTGCTTGATCAACTAAAAACTGTGCAAGATTTTTTGCCTGCATTTCTCTAGCAGACATCACTGTGTCAAACAAATCATATCCAACTTCATATTCTTTTGCTAACCAGCGTAATGCAATATTATCTCTTGGATGGCATGCGCCTGCGTCGCCCATACCAGCAGTCATATATTTTGGACCCATGATACGCATGGTTGATCTTGCAAGAGCATTGGTGACCACATCAACATCTATGTGTCCAATTTTCATCGCAAAGTCTTGAATCATATTCACAAGACCAACTTTGGCACTGATAAATGTGTTATAAAAAATCTTAATAGACTCACACTCGTCCCATGTTCCAACTTCATAACGTGGATCATTGTCCATGATAGTTTTGTATAGATCAATTAGTTCTCCAGCTACTCCAGTTAAGCTGCCGTCTTCTGTGCCAATGATTACCATTTCTGGATTGGTCATGTCCCACTTCACTGAGCCCATGGCAATCAAATAAGGATTGTAACAGAATTCATGTTGTGGATCTAATAGTGTTATAAACTTGCGACGAGTAGTTCCGGGCAGTACTGTGCTAATCAACACAACTTTTTTAGGCTCAGTAGCATTGGCATTGATCTTGTTGATAGCATCAATCACTGCTTCATGGCCAAAGTCTCGAGGTTCCATATGTGAACTCGGAACACTGCCATCATATCCTTCAGCATGAGGAGTAGGAACAGCAATAAAAATCCATTTGCTTTCATTGACGAGTTCTGCGATGTCGCATACCTTTACACTATCGCTAGTGCGTGGATAGATATCATAGCCACGCACTTCGTGTTTTTCTGCAAATACTTCGGCACAATCTAATCCTAATTTTCCAATTCCAATGAATCCCACCTTACATCGCGTCATTTAATTTCCTTTAATTTTAATCTTGGTCCACGCATTTTTTGCTTTGTTTCTTCTGACAAAACTTTTCCTAAATTTGCTTCTCTAAGTTTTTGCTTTGTTTCTTCAGATCTCAATTTTCCATAAGTCCAATGCAATTCCTTTTTTTGACCTTTTTTAGAATTAACATCTTCTGAATATGTTTTTCCTAAATTTGCTTTTCTAAGTTTTTGCTTTGTTTCGTCTGATGTCGGAACACCCTTCCTAGTATTTACTTGCCGTGCTCTGGCCTCTCTAATTTTCTGTTTATGTGCTTCTGATTTTGGCTTTCCTCTATTAGCTGAGCCTATTTTTTCTTTAGTTTCGGTAGTCATAATTCTATTATTAATTGGCGGCGCAGGAGCATCGTTTTTATTAAGAAAATCTTCACGAATAACAACTTTCATTCTTGTCAATACCCGTGTTTCCCACTGCCTTGCTTGCTCTACAGTAGCGAAAGTTTTTCTAATTTGTATAATATCTGGGTCTCCATACTCGACCCGCATAGCCGAGACAGCAGGAGATGAAGTAAAATATTTGATCCAAAAATCTCCAGGAGAACAATTTTTAGCGTATCTTACACCATAATAATATTTTTGTTGGTCTTTCCAGCCAATCAAATATGTGTAAGGTTGATATGTAATATTCATGCATATATTTATACCAATACCAATAAATCCTATTATTTTTTAAACACAGGAATAGGCTGCATCTTGTGTAGACTTTTTGCACGTATAGCTTGATAAGTTTGTAAATTATGTAATTCCGTACTGCCTTTCACTAATACTTCACCTTGGTCTTGTTGCATGGCAAGTTCTAAATCTTTGTAGGTCAACCCACCCAGTTGATCTTCGTCAGTACGTCCATCGTCCCATAATCCATCTGTAGGAGGTGCGTTGATGATATCTTCAATGATGCCCAACTCTCGACCCAACGACCATACCTCGGATTTGTACAAGTCGCCTATGGGACTGATATCCACCCCACCGTCGCCGTATTTGGTATAAAACCCAACACCAAAGTCTTCAACTTTGTTCCCTGTGCCTACTACTAATCCTTGTGTGCTTTGCGCAATTTGATACAGCGTGACCATACGCAGTCGGCTACGACCGTTGGCAAATCCCAACACATTGTTATAGGTATTCATACGTGTTTCAAATTCATCAAACACTGTGGTCAGATTAATAATTTCATGCCTCACATTATCAAAATTTTCGGCTAACCAAGCACCTTGGCGCATACTAAGGTCATGTAGTTCTGGTCGTTGCCTAATAGGCATAGAAACCGCTATGGTATAGATGCCTGTGCTGGCACATAATGCGCTGACTACTGCGGAATCGATTCCGCCTGAGATACCTACAACCAATGTTTTCATGCCGGCTGTTTCGGCATAGTCTTGAATCCAGGATGTGATACGATCTTGTAATGTAACTTGTGTTGTCATTGTTTTTCTTTCTTTAAATATTTCTGTGCCATAATATCCGTATCCAAACATTATTTGCCCCATTGCACTACTAAGTTATAACCTGCATCTTTAATTTTCTTTTCCCAGCTTAATGTTTGTCTATGTAATTGTTTCATTTTGACTTTTAATATTGGATGTATGTCATCTGGGTTATAGGTTTCTAAACAACCGTGCCAGAATCTTCCGTGATATAGATATACAGTATTAGTAGAAGCATCATATCCATCAACACTATATTGTACATCTTCTAACCATTGTTGTCTAACTGGTACATCTAACGAATCTAACCAGTTAGTTTCGCTTTTTGATACATACTTTGCACTACCTAACTCTAATTGTTTCTGCCTTGCTACTTTCAGCATTCTAACACCTGCATCGTGTTTATGTGCTTTACCACATTCTGGACAACCAATTCCTTTAGTTAGCGAACCAATCCATTGATCAAATACTACATTGTGATCTTTGCAAATTAAATTTACTATCTTATCTCTACTATTGTTGTATACAGCATTTTTAGTATCAATAGATAGATTAAATATTTTATCTATTTCTTCTTTCCTTTGTTCTATACCTTTCTTATTGTATAAAGTTCTTGTTTCAAAGTATCCTTTGCGACAACAATTTCGAGACTTTAATAGCGAATATGCGTAAACCATATTACTACCATTATGTTTGCAACTAATCTCTATCTTCTTTTCTACTCCGGTATAGCTACCTATTATAGAAATATCTGGATTTACAGATTTTACTTTATCAACAAACTCTTTGTGTGTATACGCAGACTTTTTCATATTTTCCCATTCATTACATATTTATTTAGTAATAAGTGGGGAATTATATTATCTTGCCCAGCCGTTCCCCCAAATAGAACAATGAAGTCTTGGACTTAAATTAAATCCTCGTTCCACACAAATATCTGCAATACTGCGGAGATTTTGTTCATAACTACCTTGTAATCCACCTTGCGGCATTAGATAAACTACACCATTGAACCCACCTGCTCTAAACTCTTGTGTTGCTCGAATTGCTTCTTCAACATGCTGATCGGTTTCCACAACAAATTTAAGATATACCGTGCCAACTCTTTGATAGCTGGCTACGATTTCTGGTTTGATAGCATCTGTCCATGATTCTCCCGACGCACTGAGTTTGGCACTGACACTAAATGTTATTTCTCTCCCAATGTCAGTTCCCCAGTTGTCTCTCCAGTTGCACAAATATTCTTCAAAGTCTGGTTTAAGTTCTTGTGTGCCATTGGTTTCAAATGTGAGATTTTTTAAGTCTTGCAGATTGGGTTGATTTAGCAAATCTTCATATGCTCGTTGCCACCCTAGTAATGGCTCGCCACCTGTTATGACCAAATGCACATCGTTGCCATTGGCCTGAACCCATTGACCATTGGGGGTAAGTGCAGACATTTGATCTGCAAGTTGCTCCACAGTATAAGTAGGACTAAGGTCTTTGAATGCAGGATGCCAACTTGCATAACTGTCACACCCTGTGGCAGCCAATGGAAGTTCTTCAAACTTGTTAAACAAATGAACAACATCGGCGATTTCATCTGCATCTGTACTCTTTTCGCCTGGCTTGCAACCAAACCCGCTACAGGTAAAGTTGCAACCAAATGTTCGCAAAAACACACTTGGTACTCCTACAAAACGGCCTTCGCCTTGTAGACTATAAAATATTTCACTGACTTTTATTTTCATTAGTGCCTCGTTATAATTGTATAGTATAACACAAAATTTAATGTGTGGTCAAGGAATATGAGACACATCAATGGTTTTTATTTTGATATTTCTATCATTGGTATCAGGAATACCGGCTTGTTTGTGTATACTTTCCATAAGCAATAGTTTATCAGCTGCGCCACGAGAACCATGCCAGTGTACTATGTTTGCAGTGTCAAGAGTATGGCTATTGTCCGACCCATGGAAACGGCTGTTCCATAAATCAGCAAATGCTTTATTCTCTTCTGTTTCTCCGGGCATCCAAGGCCCTTGATAGGCCATATGATGATCAACCATTTCTTCCGGCGGTACTCCTTGTGCCCACATCATGTTGTTGTATTCAATTTGATCGCCATTCCAATAGTTAACGCTGGTTTTAAATTTGTTTAGCGATGTTTCGAATATTTCTCGATTCATTTCAGCAGGATAATATCTAATATCGCAGTTCATAAAGTGTGGTATTGGTGGATCTTCAAGAACCTGAGGATCAGTATGACCCCACATAACAAAATGTTTATAACGACCAAATACTTCTGTGGGTTTTAACATTTGTGTGTCAGAACCGCAGTACAGTATATTACAAGGTTCAGAATTCCAAATATCCCAAATACCAATAAACTGTTGTCTGTGCATTTGAAATATGTCTTTGGCTTCTGATACCAAGTTGATCAGCGTCCACTCGCCTTGCAAATTATGTAAAAAACTTGCTTCTGATAATACTGCCATTTTACTATAATAGTCATGCAAGTCGCCTTCTTTGCTGCGGTCATTACCTGGCCACCAGTTAGGATCGACTATACGATGCAGGCCTTTAATTAGATAATTTTTCATTGTGAGATTTCAACCTTGGGAAAATATTTTATAAATCGATCGTTGACATTAGATCTTGTACTTTGTATACGAGTTTTGATCTCTCGAAAAAAGTTCCATGCCAACGGAACAAACAACATGCGATCACTGCTGGCAAATTGATTTAAATGTTCAACACCAACAATAGGGCAACCTGTACCAGGAGTGTACAAGCCTTGTTTCAGTGGATTATCGTCAATTACAAAGTCTAATTTGATGTTGCCAAAATTCAACAAGGTCATACCTTTGGCGGCTGCACCATATCCGACCAATGTGTACCCTTGACTGCTAAAATCATCTAATGTAGTCGACAGACTTTTAACATTATCAATCACAGTGTCGACCCATCTAGTGTAAGTGTCTGTGCTTAATAATCCATAAGCTCGCTCAAGTTCAATAATATTTTGTACGTGACATGGACGTGATTGCGTTTTGCTTAATACAAAAATATAACTGTTGCCATGTATGGGAGTTTTTTGCACGTCAATGAGATGTAAGCCGGCTCGTTCTGCAAGTTTGTTCATGCTGTTGGCATTGAAAAAATTTACATGCTCGTGATAGATAGTATCAAACTCATCATTTAAAATCATATCTGCTTGACTGGTTTGCACAAACAACAGTGTATGCTCACTCATCAGTTGTTGACAGGTTTGTAAGAACGCCAATGGATCGGGATTATGTGCTAGGACATTTTGAGCAGTGATTGCGTCAAATTCTACTGAGATTTTATCAGTGATAGCAGGACCAAAAAAATCACAAATTACATGATGCTCTTTGGAGCTTGTGGCATAGATGTTTTCAGCAGGATCTACACCCCAAGTTTGATAGTCTAATGCTTTGAAAAAGTTTAATTGTGTGCCATCATTGCAACCAATGTCCAAGACACGATTGGTTTTTCTTGCGATAGTTTCGTCAACATAATTAGCAAACCAATTCATATTATCTTTAAGTGTTTTACTTGTGCCGCTGACGTATAGATAATTTCGATATATAATTGCAGGATCCACTGTATGTGTTAATTGTAAATGACAACAATCACTACATAAATTTACTGCCAGTGGGTATTTTTCTTCTGGTTCAATGAGATCTTTTATATAACTGTTGGCTAGTGGTTGACGACCTAGATCCAATGACGGCTGAAGATTGTCACTACCACACGCTAGGCAACTGGTATTTTTAATTACATCATTCATAATATACTTTTTAATGCTCGTTCTTGTCAATTTTAACATACCAATCATCCCATTGGCTTAGCTGTTCGTACTTGCGTTGATATCCTTTTGCAGTTAAAAGATTATAAATTTCTTCACGCATCGGGGTATAGTTATGTTCGCAGGTAATAATCTTGATATCATATAAATCAAAATCAAAATGGTTTAAAATTTCAAATTCACTACCTTCGGTATCAATACTTAGATAATCAATAGTAGTTGGTGCATTGTGCGTGATCAGCAAATCAATCAAGCTAACCGTATCGACTTCATATTTTTGTCCGTGTTGTCGACTTGCAGCATGATTATCTACAGTACTAAATTGATCAATTGTTGACAACTCTCTTCCGTATGATGCACCATCTGTGTTCACTTCATTAAACAATACACTTTGGGCAGACTGACTCCATACGCATCGAGTATCAATAGCTGCACTTCTATTGTGTTTTAAGTCATTATGCCAATATCTTGATGGTTCTGCCAAAATACCAGTCCATCCAAAACTTTTTTCTAACAACCAAGTATTACTAATATCTATACCATTGGTTGCACCAAACTCAACAAAGAATCCATTTTTTTTAAAATCTAATTCACTCAGTACAAAAATTTCTTGTTTAAGTTGACTCTTTGCCGACAATAATCTATTATCATGTATTACTTCAAAAAAATTCATAAAATTCCTTTCAATGCTCGTTCTATGCCTTCTTCCAGTGATATTTTAGGTTGATAAAAACTAAGCATTTTACGGTTGTCACTGCACCTGTAATCTACCCCTTTTGGTGCGTTGATAATATGTTTAATCTCAGGATCATATCCTGAGGATTGACACACAAGTTTGCATAACTCATTAAATGATGTTGCCCGACCATTTCCAAGATTCACTGGACCTTGGATATCTTCCGCAATAGCAGTATCCACTGCATTGACTATATCCTCCATATGAATAAAATCTCTTACCTGAGAACCATCTCCCCAGATTTCAAACGGATCTAATTTATCTACTCCCCGTTTAATAAATGACGGAAACGGGTAGGTTAAATCTTGATCTGTTCCGTACCCGCTGAACGGTCGAAACACATGTGTTCTAATTCCAGCAGCTGACAAAAACTGTAAGCAATACTCACCAGTTAGTTTGGCCCATCCATAAGTCATATCTGGATTTTTTATGTCAGCAAGGTTAATATCAGTTTCTTTAAGTTTATAAGGTGACGTTTGTAAACATGTAGGATATGCAGCAGATGATGAAAAATATATGACTCGTCCAGGACGAGTTCTTAGTGCCCATTGACACATTTCTGCATCAATAGACAAATCAGTTGCAACCGACAACGGAGATCCTTCTATTGTGGCCCGGCCGCCAACTATTGCTGCCA